TTTTTTAAGACCCCCCCTTCTGTTTTTTTTAACCCATTGTAAAAATTTGTAAAAACTATTTTTTTTTGACGAATATTGTGTTATACAAAGTGCATAATTTGCGTATTTCTCGCAAAAAATTCAACTTACAAGGACAACAGCCCAGTATTCGTTACATATTTTTTTAATATGGCGTGGTTTTAGGTGTGAGGGCTACCTAAGACAGGGTACAGGGTGGGATTTTTTTACTATGACTAAAGACACACAAATACCTAAGAAAGTCAGAGTTTCTTATACTGACATAAAGATAGATTTTGTGGATGCAAGTTTTACAAAATCGAATACGGACTGTTATGGGCAGTATATTCAGCGTGAAAATAGAATTGAAATACAAAAAGAGCTGCTCAAACCAGAAAAAGTTGATGATCTAATAAATACATTACTTCATGAGATCTGCCATTCGGCAGTATACTACTCAGGGCTTAACACACCAGGGGCTATACTTGATAAAGAGGACAATGAAGAACTTGTAGTAAATAATTTAACAAATACTTGGCACACAATTTTAAAGGAAAACAAATGGTTGACTTCATTACTAGCGAAAAAGATTTAGCGGAGCTAGATGAAAGTAATTCATATTTTATTTTTGAAAAAGAAGGTAAGTACACCAGCGATGTTTTATTTTTCAAAGATCCAGACGCATTAATTATGTTTTTGTTAGAAGAGATACGCCATTACGGAACTAAAAATGCTACCCTCAGAACAGCAACACACTTATATGAGGTAAAGAAGAAGCAACATGACAAGCACTTACACTAGCAATTTAAATTTAGAGAAACCAGCAACTGGCGACCAAGTAGATACATGGGGACCAACAGTTAATGGTAACATGGACACTATCGACACCAATGTTGCAAACAAACTTCCTGTAGCTGGTGGCACAATGACTGGCTCTACAATTCATAATGACAATGTTAAATCTATATATGGAACTTCAAGTGATGGGCTTGAAATATTTCACGATGGTTCTCATAGTTATGTAAAAGATACTGGTACTGGAAATTTAAAACTTCAAGGCAGTACCGCAGTACATATTCAAGATGCATCAGGTAATTATATGTTTGCAGCAGATTCTGGCGATGCAGCAAATTTATATTTTAACAACAGTAATAAATTTCAGACTACTAATACTGGAGTTAATGTAACTGGACGAGCAGTTGCCACAACTCCTTTAGCAAGTGATACACAAAGTACACCAGAAACAGTTTTAACTGTAGGTGCAACTTACACTTCGACAGGCACAGATGGTGCGGCAGGAAGTGGTTCAAGAATAGAATTACAAATACCAGACGATGAAACTAATCCAATTACAGGTGCTGCGATTGCAGGACTAAAAGAAAATTCTGATGACAGTAATGCAGAGGCTGCATTAGCTTTTTATGTTTCTCAAAACGATACAACTCTTGATGAAGCTATGCGTATCAATAGTGACTTAACAGCCACGATGAATGGAATTGATATGGGTGACAGCAAAAAGATTGAATTTGGTTCAGGAAAAGATTTTAATATTGAATTTGATGGCAACTATGCAAATTTAAAATCTGTTGGAACTGAGCCAGTTAGAATATTAACAGACAACTTTGTTGTTATGAATAAAGCTGGTTCTTATAATGTAATGAATATGCCTACTGCTGATGCTGGTTTAGATTTTTCATATAACGGAACTAGAAAATTTGGTGTTGAAAGTTATGGAATTGATGTTGTCGGAAATGTTCAAGTAAGTGGAACTGTAGACGGAATAGATATCGCAACAAGAGATGCAATTTTAACATCCACAACAACTACTGCTGGAGCTGCACTACCAAAAGCTGGTGGTACGATGACTGGGAACATTACATTTAATGGTGGCCAGGCAACAGGAAATTCAGGCTTAGTACCTGCTGCTGGTTCTTCGGGACAATTCTTACAATACAACGGAGCTTGGGCAACCCCACCAGATAACAACACGACCTATTCTGTTCAAGATGGGCAGTTGTCAGAAATTAATTTTACTAGTGCTGACCATACTAAATTAAATGGTATTGCAACTAGTGCAACAAACGTAACTAACACAAACCAATTAACAAATGGTAATGGTTTCGTAACGTCAAGTGGCGTAACCTCAGTCGCAACTTCAAATGGGTGTACTGGCGGAACAATAACTGGTAGTGGAACAATTTCAATGTCAGGTTCATATTCGGGATCCTTTTCGGCAACGGGCAACATCACAGCCTATAGTTCTGACTCTCGTTTAAAAGATTTTAAAGGTAAGATTGATAGCCCATTAGATAAGATTGAAAAACTAAATGGGTATTACTATGAATGGAATGATGTAGCTAAAGGCATAGACCCAGACGCATTTAAAGATGGTGTTGAGGTTGGTGTCAATGCTCAAGAGGTAGAAGCAGTTCTACCAGAGGTTGTTGTTGAGGCTCCGATAGTTGATATTCATAAATTAGATACAGATTATAAAACAGTCCACTACGACAAGTTAGTACCTTTATTAATTGAGGGTATTAAAGAATTAAAAGCTGAAGTAGACGAATTAAAAAAGGAGAAGTAACAATGACAATAGTTTCTTCGGGTGTCATCTCAATCAATTCTCTAGTTGGGGAGTATGGAGGGAGTTCTCCTCATAGTATGTCAGAATATTATAAGGGTGGTGGCTTAGTTGGTAATCATACCAATAATCCAAATGTTCCTACATCTGGTACAATAAGTCTATCAAACTTTTATAGTGCAAATAACACTCCACCAGTAACAGATGATGAATATACAGATTTTGTTGCGCATGTCTCAAATCAAACTATTATCAAAATAAACACTTGGATCAAAGGTTGGGCTAGAAGTATACTTCATAGTCCTGCAGTTGGGACAACAGGGACTGATACACATTTTAAATATGGTACTGCTCACGATATATATTTAGCTGGAGCATATGTACAATATGCCAGCAGTGTATACACTGCTGAAATACAAATTTATGATGATGGGTTTAGAAATGGTTCAACTTATGACCCTAATATAAAAAACCATGAAAATCTTAATGGGAAAACTTGTATTGTGGCAGGAGTTAATATGGGAACTATTGGCACTTCTTGGACCAGTCCTGCTATTCAAGACGCTTCTTTAGGTACAGTACAAGCAGCGACTCTTTCAACTGGAGCCGCAAGTCTTTATAATACAATAACCCACGGTAATACTTATACTGTCAGAGTATATTAGTTATGATTTTAGAATACGAAATAACACAAAGAATAGCTGTTGAAAATGGATGTGAACATATAGTAGATGGCGTTATTCGTTTTGATGATTTAATACGAACTGATTATACACCTACTAACTTTTCAGCAGAACCTAAAAACTTTTTATTAAGAGATGGTCATGTTGATTGGGATAAAATGCAAAACGCATTTATAGACCGAATACACCGAGAATGGTTAGAAGAACTTGGGTATGATCTAGGAAAATGTAGAGTTGAAAAAGAAACAAGAGAAATTATAAACCAAGAAGAAGTGGATTTAAAAAAAATTAATGATTTTGATGAAGGTTTAGCGTTAACAGAAAGCGCAACAATCTAATATGACAATAAAATATGAATTTAGCTGTAAAGAACCATCTTGGTCTTTAAATGTTGATGATGAATTCCAAACAACAATAGTTTCTGGTGATATAGGTAAAGTTATAGAACGAGATTCTATTAGTGATGTAATGAAACCAGAAAGTATTTCCTACGATAGTGAAAGTGATAAGGTTTTTGGTAGGACAAATAAACTTAGTCTAATTAAAGGTAAGATGAAAGGTGTGGTTTCTTGGAGTGATGATAATAATATAACTGAAACAGATGTTCAAAGAATGTTGACTTTGAATGAAAATGATAAAATTAAAGAGGGTGATTTTACTGAAAGCACATCTACCGAGTCTATTTCTAATAATGAATATGTTTTTACATATAAATTTGGTTCAGATTATGATGTAATTAGTCCTAACTCAAATAGATATTTAATAGCCACAAATACAAAAATAGAGGCTCTTGAAGACGATACTAGATTATTTTGTCTTAGGACAAAAACCGATGATTATGAAATAGATATTCTTGATATTTCTTCTGATGAAACAAAAACTATAAATAATGATTATAATGCAAATACGATAAAATATATTTATTTTAGTCAAGACTGCAAAATAGGTGAAACTGAAATAGACCAATATTCTTGTAGAAAATTTACAAGTAACTCTATTGAAGTAAAAAACACATCAGACAAAGTTTTAAGAGTTTTTTTAATATCGAGGTAACAATATGTGGAACTTAAGAAAAATAGGTAGATCAATAAATGACATTATAGGTATTTATAGTCTTAATGATAAACAAATGGAAGAAGATAAACTTGGGATTCCTGTCACAACACTATACAGAGAAATGCAATTCCCATTTGGTATTATAATGATGAATAAACAAACTAAAACAACTTTTGGTCAAGATGTTGTATGGGGCAGAAAACACAACGACAGAGAATATGTTGAAAAAACAGTTTTACCTAAATTAACAGACTTGGATTATTTAAAATCTTTACCTAAGAATACAGTAGGTGCAACTTATCATGAATTTATTAGTCATCATGGGCTTAGCGCATTATATGCTAATAGATTTAAAGATGAAGAAGTCAAATCTCGTCTTGATGTTGTAAGAACAAACTTATCTCGTCATGTTGTTATTACTCACGATATTTTACACACACTTTTTAAATACAATACTCATGCTCTAGGTGAAGCATTAATCCAGGAAGTCACAGGGGAACTTTTACATTTCAAGCCATCCCAAATAATTGGTTTCTTTGTTATGTTGGCGGTAGCAAAACGAGTTGGAGATTATAAAAGCACTTGGGCAGTTTATAAAGAATGTAAAGAAAATCTAAAAAAAGTTAATAAAGAACTTGCATTATATGGTCCATTAGAATTTCTTGAAAGTGATTTAGAGGAAGTTAGAAAAAAATTTGGTATTAGCGGAACACCCTTATATGACACATTCGAAAAAAGATATCATAACCATTTGACACCAACATCTTGTGTTGCTATTGATAAATGGGATTATTACAATGCGTGGGATCACATGAAAAAAGAAAGTAAGGAGGATAGTATCCAAGAGATATGAAATGGAACTGGCCCTTACTTAAAAAATTAAAAAGTTTTTATTCTAAACACGGATTAATAAAAACAATATTGTTTGTAATATTTATTTTTTTAGGAACAAAATTAATTATCATTAATTCTCTTATTTACATTGCTAATTCATTGTTTGGTTTTGGTTGGGAGTATGCTCCACTTCTAAACCTAATTAATTTTGATATAGGAGCAATAGTACCATCAGTTGTACCTGGACTATACCTAGGCTATTAACAATGACTATAAAAAATAAATTACGCCACTCTAAATTGTGGCAAATAATTATTTTTTTATATCTTTTAATAAAAATGTTAATACATGTTTGGAAAACTAGAGACAAGCCCTATGACAGAAGAAGAAATTAAAGCCATCAAAAGATATCTCGTTAATAAAGGTGAACAAGATAATTTTTATAAATTAGTAGATAAGTTAAAAGATGCATCCCTTGAGGACACTTTGGCAATTTATAATACATTAAAAGAAAAGAAAGTTAGACCTCAAGTATGGGCAGCTCTCGGTCTAGTCGACCGATTTTTTCTTTTGGCTTTTATACTAGGACGAAAAGATTTAGTTCATCTTTGGTTATTTGAACGCTGTAGAGAAGTAGAGCGTAATCCAGATAACCATTTAGATCTTTGGGCACGAGGACATTACAAAAGTACAATAATAACTTACGCTGGAGCAATCCAAGCGATGTTAGTCAACCCAGAGATAACAATTGGAATATTCTCACACACAAGACCAATTGCAAAATCTTTTTTAAGACAAATTAAAAGAGAACTTGAAAGTAGTGAGAAATTAAAACAACTTTACTCTGATGTTTTATGGAACAACGAAAAGCGTGAAGCTCCTAAATGGTCTGAGGATGATGGGATTGTAGTTAGAAGAAATTCAAATCCTAAAGAAGCAACAGTTGAAGCGTGGGGGTTAGTTGACGGACAACCGACTGGTCGTCACTTCCAATTAAGAGTGTACGATGATGTTGTGACACGAGAAAGTGTAACAACACCAGAGATGGTTAAGAAAACAACTGAGGCTTGGGAACTTTCAGATAACTTGGGTGTAGGAGATACATCAAGAGTTTGGACAATAGGTACTCGTTATCATTTAGCGGACACTTATCATTTTATGTTAGAGCGAGGAGTTTTTAAAGAACGGATTCATCCAGCGACTGAGAATGGAAAGTTAGAAGGTGTTCCAGTTTTTTTATCCCAAAAAGAATGGGAGAGAAAAAAGAAAACACAACCTACAACTGTATCTGCACAAATGTTGCAGAATCCAGCCGCAGGGAATGAATCAATGTTTGATATTGATTGGTTAAGAACTTATGAGATTAGACCAACAACATTAAATATTTATATTATGTGTGATCCAAGTAAAGGATCATCAAGAAGATCTGATAATACTGCTTTTGCAGTTATAGGTGTTGATGCCCAAAACAATAAATATTTATTAGATGGGTTTAGACATCGTATGAATTTATCAGAACGATGGACAAGTTTAAAAAATTTAAGAGCAAGGTGGACAAAAAGCCCCGGAGTAGTTTCAGTTCATTGCGGTTACGAACGCTATGGTATGCAATCCGATATTGAACATTTTCAACAAATGATGAAAATGGATAATAATTGGTTTGAAATAAAAGAATTAGCCTGGCCGAGATCTGGGGGAGGATCTAAACAAGATAGAGTTGAAAGACTAATCCCAGATATGTTGGATGGTCGTTTTTTTCTTCCAATAGTTGTATGGCATGAAGCATATAGAAAATCACTTTGGAAAACAAAAAATGGAACAGTTCAATATACCTCAATTGATTCAAAACATGATGAAAATATAAAAGAAAAAAAGAAGGGAAAAACTTTCGAACTCGCTGAACCAATAAAAAGAGTAAACGAGGAAAAAAAAGTTTATGACCTTACGAGGGATTTTATCGAAGAGTGTATTTACTTTCCGTATGGTGTCCATGATGATCTTATTGATTGTGTCAGTAGGATTTACGATATGGATATTAGCCCACCAAAATTTTACAAAACAGCGTATCTGGAACCAGATGCATTTTTCGACAGTTAAGGAGTGCGAAACTATAATGTGCGGAATTGGAAATAATGATAATAATGGAAGCAACGAAGGTAAAAGTACGGCTTTTAGTGCAGAAACAATGGCTAAGTTCAGCCCAGACACGGCAGCTAAGTTCCAAGGGCAAGGATTTAATCAAGCTATAGGTGAGGATTCGGCAAACATTAATGCACAAGCTGAAGCCTCATATGATGCTGGAACTCATATAGCCGCTGCACAAGATAGGGCAAACCTAGCCAGACAACAGGCTTATGCTGCAAGTGGTGGTTTTTTACATGGAGGGCCAGGAAGTCCAATGGATCCTAATTGGGGTAACTATACTGTAGGACAACAATTATCTCATATGTCAACAGCATTAGCTGGGACAATTAGTGATTTTGCTCAAGGTGCTTATGGTGCTTATTCAAATACTATAGGTAGTCCAATGGCTATGATAACTAGTTCATTGTTTGGACCAAACCCAAATATGCCCCATTGGTCAGACCACATGTTTGAACCAGGAGTAAGAAAAGATAAAGAAGAT